AAAGTGTTACTGCTTCTTGTTCTTTAAGAGTAAATGGTGCGGTTACAAGATACACTAAGGTTGTTCCTGCCGCTCCAACTGCATCAGCTGGAACACCAACAACTACAACTATGCCATTAACTTGGACTCTTCCTACACCTAACGGTGGATACCCAATTACAGATTATCTTGTTCAATACAAGACATCTGCTTCACAGACATATTTGACATTTACAGATTCAGTATCTACTGCACTTACTGCTACGGTAACTGGTTTAGTTACTGGAACAGTTTACAACTTTAGAGTTGCTGCTATAAATGCTACAGGAACAGGAGCATATTCAAACATTGTTACTGCTACAACTGCATAAATTTTTCCGATACTATTTGGGGGTTGACACTTTGTCAACTCTCATTAGTATCCAATTATAAATAAATAAACTTTTTTTATGGTATCGGTAAATCACATTGAAATAAACAAAAATGAAATCCCTTTTAAATTAGGTGGATATGCATTAAGTTTATTTTTAAAAAAGAAAAACATTAAATTCTCATTATTTAAAGAAGCTTTAGATGATGATTTGAGTTTATTGTACGAAGTTATTTATTTAGGGGTAGAGAATGGCTATAAAAGAGAAGGAAAAGATAATCCTTACAATTTAGAATCCTTTTGTGAAATGGTTGATGATTATAACAAGCTACAAGATTTTAGTGATTTAGTTGCTCAAAGTATGGGAGGCGGTTCGACTGAAAACGAAAAAAACTAAGTAACCCAAACGCAAAGCCTCTTGAGATTGAGGATATTGAAAAAATGTGTTTGGGTGAATTACAAATGACACCGGATGAAATGAATATGTTTGATTGGAGAGAATTAATGATTAAAATTGATGGTTATTATAACTCTGTAAACAATCAATATAGACTAAGCTGGGAACAAACAAGGTTTATTGCATTTAATGCAATGTTACCTTATGTTGGGAAACATAAAACTTTAAAGCCTAATGATCTTATTAAATTTCCGTGGGATCATAACTTTAAACAAAGAGTTTTAACAGAAAGGGATTATCAAGAAATGGATTTAATGGACACGTTGGTAAAAGGTAACTCAATGCTAACTAAAGAAATACTATAATGGCTCAAGGAATACTATCTATAAAAATTCGTGCTGATGCCAGTCCTTTAGAAAGGGCATTAAAGGTAGTTGGTAGGGATATGGCCGCATTTAGCCAAAAGGCTTTAGCTATTGGTAGAGGTGTAACATTAGGATTTACAGGACCTATAATTGCTATGGGTTCAAGTTTCGTTAATGCAGCAGCCTCTATGGATCAGTTAGAGAGGGGCATGGCAGCGGTGATGGGTAGTACAAGTGAAGCAGGAAAAGAATTAAGTAAATTAAAGGAAAGCGCAAAGTTACCAGGTTTAGGCTTTGAAGAAGCAGTTAGAGGTAGTATTAGATTACAAGCGGTAGGTTTACAGGCAGAACAAGCAAGAAAGGTATTAGAAACATTTGGTAAAGCAATTGCTACAACTGGTGGCGGTGCGGTAGAATTGGAAGCAGTACAATACCAGTTGACTCAAATGATTTCTAAAAATAGGATTCTTGCAGAAGATTTTAAGCCTATTCAATCTGCCGTTCCTTTAATTGGAAAGGCTCTACAAGCAGCTTTTAATACAGATAATATTGAGGCGGTAAGAGCAACTGGTGTTGGGGCTAAAGAGTTTGCTATGCGTTTAACCGAATCTTTAGCGGTTTTACCAGAAGTATTAAATTCAACAGGCGGCATAAGAAATCAATTTGATAATCTAAGAGATGCTTTAAAATTTGCCTCTGCTGAAATGGGTAAAGCCATTTTAAAGAATATAGATTTAGAAGCGGTGATAGATAGTGTAACCGAAAGGATAAATATGTTGTCTGATTGGTTTGGAAGTCTATCTGATGAAATGCAAAAATTTATATTAAGCGCAACTAAAAACATAGCGATATTTGGTGGTTTAGCCTGGATTATAGGACAAGTTGGCTCTGCTTTAGGCACATTTATTTATGTTATGGGTCAAGCAGTTAAAGTACTTTACACATATGATAAGGTTACTAAAACAGTAGCGTTAACTACTGGTGGTTGGATTACTATAATTGCTGCGTCTGCAATTGCCGTTGGATTATTAGTTAATAATTACAATAATGCTTCAAAGCCAATGGACACTTTTAACGACCATTTGTCCGTTGGTGCTAAAAATGCAAGAAAAGAAACTGTTGAATTTAATAGCTTAATGGGTGTATTGCAGGATGCAAACACAAGTTTATCAACCAGATCTACTGCACTTGAAACTATTAATACAAAATACAAAGATTATTTACCTAATTTAATAGAAGAAGCTACAAGTATTGATGCAATAAGAATTGCACAAGAAAAAGGAAATATTGCTTTACAAAATAAATTTAAAGTATTAGCTGCTCAAGGAGTTCTTGAAAAACAATCAAAAAAATTATTAGATTTAAGAGAGGAATTATTTATTGCAGAGCAAGAAAGAACTAAATTTGAGAAAACAACACAAGGACCAACAACAGGATTTGGAAGTAATGTAAGCACTCAATATGATGTTCAAGGTTCAAATATTGAAAAATTAAAAAGTAAAATTGAAACTTTACAAAATGCTTACAATAAAACTGCAACAAGTGTAACAAATTTAACAAAAGAACAAAGTGCATATAATGAGCAACTTAAAACTGAAAAAATTGAAAACCTTAATAATAAGATTAAAGATATAAATGTTTTTTTAGAAGAACAAACAAAAAAATATGGTAAAAATGCTGATACTGTAAAAAATTTAAAAGAGGAGATTACTAAATATCAAAGTCAATTAGATGCATTACAAGGCACTAAACAAAAAGAACTAAATAACAATGATAATTTAAATAATAGTACAGATAAGGTAAAAACAAAATATGAGTTATTAAATGAACAATTAAAGGATACTGAAGAAAAATATAAAAATGTTGTATTAACACAAGGTGCTTTGTCCGCTGATGCATTGGCTTTAGCTGATAAATATAAGCAAGTAAAAGATAGTTTAACAAAAGTAAACGAACAATGGGACAAAATTGAAAATAGAGATTTAGATATAACTCCTCTACCTCAATTTCAAGCACCAAAAGAAACAAGCTTTAAAGATATTTTTCCAGACGATTTAGTAGATAAAATAAAAAGTAGTATAGGATTTGTCGATGGTGTTTCTCAATCAATGAGAAATTTAAAAGATACATCTGAAGAAGTAGGCAGTATTGTAAAAGGTAATATAACTGAAGGTATTGTTCAACCAATGACTGATGCTCAATATGCAATTGAAAATACAATGGTTGATATTGAAAAGCTAAATACTCAATTAAATGATTTAGTAGAAAATACTTTATCAGAAGTTGCTTTTGCTCTTGGTGAACAACTTGGCAATGCTTTAGCTGGTGCAGGATTTTCAATTAATATGATTTTAATGCCAATTGCTGATGCTTTGGTGCAATTTGGTAAAATGGCTATTGGTGTTGGTATTGCTGCATTAAATATTAAACTTGCATTAGAAACATTAGGTGGTGTTGGTGCAATTGCTGCTGGTATTGCATTGGTTGCTTTAGGTACATTTGTTAAGAGTCAATTAAAAGCCCCTGCACTTGCAGAGGGTGGTTTGGCATTTGGTCCTACAATGGCCATGGTTGGTGATAATAGAAATGCTGGAATTGACCCAGAAGTTATTGCACCTTTATCAAAGCTAAAGGCAATGTTAGGGGACACTGGTGGTGGTACTCCATATATACTTAAAACAAGTATCTCTGGAACCGATCTGCAATTAATACTTGAAAGAACAGATTCTAAAAACCTAAGAATAAGATAATGGCAAGAAGATTTGAGGCAAGAGTTTATTCTGAAAAAGGTAGGGAGTTTAAATTGTATATCAATGATGCAAATTATTCTGGTGTAATTAACCCAATAAGATTGGTTAATTTAAATTTAAATTGGGATAGCAATAGAAAAAAAGGTAGTGAAAGATTTGCACCAGTAATTGGTAGCACTTGTGACTTTTCATTTTTTGTAAATAGTTCTATTTTACAAACATTTGTTGAACAGTTAGTTGATAGTGAAGAGGGTAGATTTACTGTTGAGTATTATGCTTATGCTGCAAATGGCAGTACAATTAACATGAAATGGTTTGGTTATATATTAATTG